GTATTAAGCGCATCCTTCAGCACGACACCGTACTAAGCGCATCCTTCAGCACGACACCGTACTAAGCGCATCCTTCAGCACGACACCGTACTAAGCGCATCCTTCAGCACGACACCGTACTAAGCGCATCCTTCAGCACGACACCGTACTAAGCGTACTATTCAGCACGACACCTTACCAAGCGCCTCGTACTAAGCGTCCCATTATCAGTAAAACTCAAATCGTGATAATATGTCCCTGTAGTGTACATATTTCGTCAAATAACCTATACTTCAAGACCGGAGGCATTAATTATGTTTAAGAAAATCAAAGACACTTGGGCTGAAATTCAAATAGCCCGAAAGTATGGAAACGAACTTGCAAATAAGGAAGTATGGAAGAACCGGCAAGAATGGTCTAACGCCGCTACGGGATTCGCCTTGACGGTATTAGCAATTTTTCGTTATTGGGAGATTAATTTGCCCGTTACAGATGACCAAGTGACCGCCGTTATTATACTTAGCGGCTATCTTATGACTTTTGTAAACTACATATTAACACAAGCAACCAGCAAACATGCCGGATACCATTGAAAAACTCCTAGATGGAGTAGAGTTGCACGAAGTCGCGCAATTTCTATGTAAGCATAAACAGATGATGACTAAGGAGACCTATAATCTCCTCTCCTTGACATTCAATAGTTACCTATGCGACGCAATAGAAGCTAATCCGTCTCCAGCTATGGGAGAATTAGACCTTGCCGACGAAGTTTCCCAGCAGTTAGCGGCAGTTCGCAAGTTACGAAAGCGGGTTATGAACGATCTGGAACTCGAAATACTGGATGTGTCCGATGCCAGGGGCGCGTTACAGTTGATGAATACACTTATTCCAACCCTCGTTAAGCTGCATTCCGACATATACAATCAGCGACGAATGCAAAATGTCGAACGATCCATATACGAAGTTTTGCAAGAAATGGATTTAGCTCTGCAAATACGGTTCAAAGACCTATTAACGGAGAAATTGGAGTTACTGTAAATGGATATTTACTACGAAAAGTTCCTCGAGAGGCTTGATGATGCGATAGCCAACCGGTCAGCGTTAGGCAGAATCAGCGCTTGGCTGCCTAAAAATGCCGTACTCAACGGGAATCCCTACAGTTTTAAGGATCATGAGTTCCAAATCGCCATAATTGACAGTAAACACGACAATTCAGGGGTAATGAAACCCAGTCAAGTAGGTTTAACGCAGGCAAGTATTGCGTTAGCTACTGCTTTTACAGCAATTGAGTTTAATGTCACGACATATTATCTGATGCCGACCATAGGCTTAGTGCACCTCGTCATGAAATCCCGGCTAGCGCCTTTCTTAGAAGGTTCTCCGAAGCTCAAAGCACTGCTAGTCAAAGGTTCCGACTCTGCATCGTTCAAGCAATTGGGCAGTAGCCAGATAATTGCGGGCGGAACGCACGGATCGGCGGTAATTTCGGTGCCGACCGACTTGGTTTTGGTAGACGAGCTGGATTTCTGCAATCTAGAGAATGTAGCGACAGCGGAATCGCGCTTGACGCATAGCCGGTTTGTAAATCTTGACACCGGAAATCGTGGTTTAAAGCGAAAGTGGAGTACGCCGACCAATAAAGGCTTTGGAATTCATAAGCTTATTCTAAAATCCAATCAAATGGTAAGGATGGCGAAGTGCATACATTGCCGCACACACTTCTATCCAGAGTTTTTAAAGCATGTAACAGTAACGGGGTGGGATGATAGTCTTGATAAACTGACTGCGCAGGATGCGATGCTGTTGGAAGAACGGGGTTTGGTAGATTCCGCGGTATTACGCTGCCCTAACTGCAAGAAAACTTTAGATGCGCAAGCGTTAGCCGAGCCTAACCGGGAGTGGGTGGCAACTTATCCTAGCCGGACAGTTACAGAAGGGTGGTTGGTAAATCCGTTCGATCTGCCAACTTATCATACTCCTGCGTCTATCTTGCGTAAGCTTATATCGTATGACGGGCATGTTCATCATTTCCATAATTTCGTATTAGGATTACCTTATTCGGATGCTACGACCTCGGTTATGGACGATGTAGTAGAATCGTCGCAAATAATAGAAGCAGTAGGGCCGGGCAATCCAAGTCGTAAAGTGCGTGTGGCTGGTATGGACTTCGGGCTTGTATCTCATCTTGTGATAGGGGAAAAGAATACGATTACGGGGGATTTGGAGATTATCTGGCTGGAGCGGATTAAGCTGGAAGACGGGTTAAAGGACGTAGTATTAAGCCGGTTGCGAGAGTACAATGTCCGAAGCTTCGTACCAGACGCATTACCATATACCCCTATAGTACATGAAATTCAGACAGATGTTCCATCTACCATTATGGTATATCCAAACTATTACAGCCTGAAAGATTCGAAGCTGCCTAGCTTTATCGTAGAAGAAGGTACACGCACAGTGTCTTCGCACCGTACTCGGACTTTGGATGAGACGGTGAAGAAAGTGAATGGCGGTATGGTAAAGTTTCCCAAGAACTTGCCTGACGAGATGGGCATTATGAGGCTGCATTTGCAGAATATGAAGCGCGTGGAGTCAAGCGACGGGGAAATTATAGACTGGGTTAAGGATGGGGCGGATCACTATTTTCACGCCCTGAATTATTTTGTGCTGGCTGCAAATATTTTAAGCGGCATCAGCATACTGCATTATCCTTTGCCTGGATTTAAATCGATAAAGTAAGAGGGAATAAGATATGCCGGTACAACAGATTGTTTCAGTAGCCCATGCGCCGCGTAAAGCGATCATTGCGATTACGGTACTACTAACGGTATACGGTATTTTACTGTGGCTCATTGCCATCACCGTCATAGATTTGAAAAAAGAAATAAAAAAGGTACCGAATTCTGCGATAATTCATACGCCTGTTTCAAATCTGGACGGGTGCGTTAGAGAAAGCATCCCGCTAACGCTATGTATTAACGAGTTGCCCTGAGAGATACACCCTATGGCTAAGAAACAAAATACCCTGATACTGCCTAGAAACATAATTTCAGGTATTGTTACTACGCGGCCTGGAGCTGTACAGAGACAAGGCGATAGAGTTGTGGTTCGCGCGATACAGACCGTGAATCGGAGTATCTCGGATTTACGGGGGCAGTTAACTAATCCTTCGGATTCTTTGCGGTTATTGAAGAAAGTATCCGGCGAAGTTAAGATGGCGATTGCAAGTTTCGTACATTTGGGCAATACTCCGGTAAAGTACCTAGTATACGATAACGCCACACATCAGATATCCGGTGACGGGTATCTTATCTTGTCCGATATTTTAACCCGATTTAATATTACGAACGATTATAGTACTGGGTTCGATTCTCGCCCAACGATAACTCAGTTCGTTTCTTCCTGTATTCAGGAAACAGTACTAACCGGGGCGGTAGCTGCCGAATTGGTACTAGATAAAAACAGGCTCGCCACTACTTTACTGCCGGTAAGTCCTTCTACTCTGCGGTGGAAGAAAGGCAAGGACGGTAAAGTCTATCCTTATCAGGTAAGCGGTTCTACAAAAGACATAGAGTTGGACATTCCGACGTTCTTTTACAGTTCTTTAGACCAAGACCCGACCATGCAAGAGCCGGAGTCACCGTTTGTCACAGCGCCTAATCGGGTAGTATTTCATTCGGAAACGCTGGAAGGGATTCGAAGAGCAATAGATCAAGCGGGACATGCACGATTGGGTATAGAGTTGAATGCCGACAAAGTTCGGCAAGCGGCACCGGAATCGATACGAAACGACCCGGAAAAACTATCTGCTTGGTTCGACCAGACCAAAGCGAAGGTAAGTGCGGAAGTTGCCAGCTTAGGTTCTAACGACGCGTTCGTGTATTACGATACAGCCAAGCCCGATTTTCTGCAATCGGATATAGCTTCATCAGGCGATTATACACCTATTTTAGAGTCTGTGGACAGCTCTCAAGCTGTGTCGCTTATGACCCCTCCGGCTATTTTAGGTAAGCGGAATAGTTCCGGTTCGCAAAACACTGCGTCTACCGAGAGTTTAGTATTCTTGCAGCACGTTACCAGTTTGCGCGATCCGACTAAAGTAGTTTTAGAGAAGGCGTTAACTCTAGCACTCCGCCTAGAGGGATTTCCCGGATACGTCACAGCGGAATTCGAGCCGGTGTCCTTGCGGCCTAAGTTAGAGTTGGCGGCATTCCGAGCTATGGAACAGGCGCAGATTTTAGAACAGTTATCATTAGGTTTCTTGTCAGATAACGAGGGAGCCGCTAAACTAAGC